ACTGACAAGAAAACACCACTATATGGTGGATCAACAGTTAAACTTGGTTTCTTTCAAAAGCCATACATCCTCAGAGATGGCGTTACCTACGGAAGTAGCCTTAAGCTGCTTGGCGTACAGGTTGTTGCTGTAGGAGAAGGTGCTGCTGTAGACACAGATAGCATGGATGACGCTGACGTAGCTGATATGTTCGGCAAGACAGAAGGCTTCACTGCCGCACAGACAGGCAGAAACCCTGAGACAGTAGTCGCAGCAGAAGATGAAGAAGAAGACTTTTAGGTCTAAATTAGAGGAGAGTGTCGCAAAGATACTCGACCAAGTAGGTGCTAAGTATGAGTATGAGACTCACAAGGTAGCATACACCATACAGCACAACTACAATCCCGACTTTTGCCTAATCAACGGTGTAATGCTGGAGACTAAAGGCTACTGGGATTCAGAAGACAGACGTAAGATCAAGGCGGTCATGCGAGATAATCCCGACATTGATTTACGTATGGTATTTCAAGCTCCTTTCAACAAGATCAGCAAGAAATCCAAAACAACCTATGCCCAATGGTGTGAAAAGCATGGCATCAAATGGGCAGCAGCACACGCAATCCCCATAGATTGGTTAATATGAACGAAGAAAGCGAATTTGTGG